AACCTGTAGGTTACAGGATGTTAGTTTTACCTTTCACACCGAAAGAGAAAACTAAAGGCGGAATTATTTTTTCCCAAGAATCTTTAGATAAATCAAGAATAGCTACAAACTGTGGTTATGTTTTGAAAATGGGTGATCTTTGTTACGCAGACAAAGATAGATTTAAAGAACCTTGGTGTAAATTAGGAGATTGGGTAATCTTTGCCAGATATGCTGGTTCAAGATTACCGATAGAAGGTGGAGAAGTGCGAATACTAAACGATGATGAAGTGTTAGGGACTATAAAAGATCCTGAATCAGTTCTTCATTACATTTAACATAGGAAGGAACTATGCAAGAAGAAGAAAACAAAACAATTGATGTAGGTGAGGCTGATGAAGTCGCAACCGAAATCGATTTAGATAAACCGACGGAGCAAGCAAAACCCGTTGAAGAAGAGAAAGTTGAGGTTGAACAGGTAGAAGAAAAACCTGTAGAAACTAAAACTGAAGAAACAAAAGATGAGAAAGCAGACGAGTTAAAAACTTATAGTGATGGCGTTCAAAAACGTATTGCTAAACTAACTCGAAAAATGCGTGAAGCAGAAAGACAAAAAGAAGAAGCTTTAGCATTTGCTCAAAGTGTAAAAACTGAAAGAGACAGTCTACAAAGTAGATTTGTTAAAGCAGATAAATCTTATGTGTCTGAGTTTGAAACAAGAGTTAAATCAAACATGGACGCTGCAAGATCAGCTCTAAGAACAGCTATCGAAGCAGGAGATGTAGATGCACAAGTTAAAGCACAAGAACAAATGGCAACTCTAAATGCAGATGCAGTTAGATTAGCTTCTTTAAAGTCGCAGCAAGAAGAACCAAAAGAAGAAAAACAAGTTAATGTCAGCCCTTCACAAGCTGAACAACCTGTTAGATCTGATCCTAAAGCGGAGGCTTGGGCATCTAAAAATAGCTGGTTTGGTAACGATACTGCTATGACTTACACTGCATTCGACATGCATAAAACACTCGTAGAGACGGAAGGGTATGATCCACAATCTGACGAATATTATGAGGAAATTGACAAAAGATTAAGGGTTGAATTTCCAAATAAATTTGATAAGGTAGCGGACAATACTACGGAAAGAGCAAAACCTGCTCAGACTGTAGCTTCAGCAAGACGACCGGCTAGTACAGGTCGCAGAAAAACTGTGAAGCTCACACCATCACAAGTAGCAATCGCTAAAAGATTAGGTGTGCCACTCGAAGAGTACGCAAAACAATTAAACGTGAAGGAAGGAGCGTAATATGGAAGATAAAAAAATAAGAACTTCTCACGCGAGTCAAACAAGAGACAAGGTCAAAAGACCTACTACTTGGACTCCACCGTCATCTTTAGATGCACCCCCTGCGCCTGATGGATTTAGGCACAGATGGATAAGAACCGAGACTATGGGCTTTGATGATACAAAGAACATGTCAGGTAAAATAAGATCTGGATGGGAGCTTGTAAGAGCTGATGCATATCCAGAGACTAGTTATCCAACTGTTAAAGAAGGAAAGTATGCAGGAGTGATCGGAGTTGGTGGCCTAGTGCTCGCTAGGATACCTGAAGAGGTTGCAAAAGCGCGTGAAGATTATTTTAGAAGACAAACTAAAGATCGAGACGACGCCGTAAACAACGACCTTATGAAGGAAGAGCACCCAAGTATGCCAATCAATCAAGATAGGCAGACACGTGTAACCTTTGGTGGTACAAAGAAAAGCTAATTATTTAGCGATTCCTAAATCACTAAAATTTTATAAGGAAGGAAAAAAACTATGGCTAACGCTAACGGACAAGGATTCGGATTAAGACCGGCTATGAGAGTAGGAAACACTCCTGCTATTCAAGGTCAGTCAAAATACGAGATCGATGCTGGTGAAGCAAATGCTATTTACAATGGAGAGCCTGTAAAAGTCGATATAAGCGCCTCAACAGGTGGATATATCGTAACAGCCGCTGCGGGAACTGCAATGGTTGGAACTTTAAATGGTGTAACATTTACGGATGCTACAACTTTAAAACCAACTTTCGCAAATTTCTACAAAGGCGGAGTAACTCCAGCAAATAGTGAAGACATCACTGCATTCGTGAATGATGATCCTTTTCAAGAATACATCATTGCAACAGACGCTACACTGGGAGGCACATTAGCATTAAGAAAATCTAAAGTTGGATTAACTTATGCAACAACTGCTTCAGCCGGTGACGACACAAACGGACGATCTTCAGCAAGACTAGGTATCTCAACTGCAGCAACAACTGCAAAACAATTGAGAATGGTTAGAATTGCAGAGGACGTTGAAAACCAAGATCAAACAGCTGCGAACTGTTCAGTTATCGTAAAAGTTAACTTGCATCAGTACTTAGTTGGATCTTTAGCAACAGGCATATAATAGGAGAATAAATTATGGCAATATCAAGACAACAACTAGTTAAAGAACTAGAGCCAGGTTTAAATGCACTATTTGGCCTGGAGTACAAAAGATACGATAACGAGCACGCTGAAATCTACGACACAGAAAACAGTGACAGAGCTTTTGAAGAAGAAGTAATGTTATCTGGTTTCGGAAATGCGCAGACTAAAGCAGAAGGATCTGGTGTATCATTCGACGATGCACAAGAGACTTTCACATCTCGTTACCAACACGAAACAATAGCTCTTGCATTCGCTATCACAGAAGAAGCGATCGAAGACAACTTGTATGACAGACTTGCGTCTAGATATACAAAAGCATTAGCAAGATCGATGGCAAACACTAAACAAGTGAAAGCCGCATCGGTACTTAACAATGCATTCGATTCTAACTTCAAAGGTGGAGATAGCAAAGAGTTATGCGCAACTGACCACCCAACTCTATCTGGAAGTTTTGCAAATGAGTTAGCAACATCTGCTGACTTAAACGAAACTTCATTAGAGCAATCAATGATCGACATCGCTCAGATGACTGACGAAAGAGGTATGAAGATTGCTGCTAGAGGCGTAAAAATGATCATTCCAAGTGAATTACAATTCACAGCGGAAAGATTGATGAAGTCTCAAGGTAGAACTGGTACAGCTGATAATGATATCAATGCAATCGCTGCAATGGGAATGATTCCACAAGGTTATGTGATCAATCACTTCTTAACAGATACAGATGCATTCTTTATCAAAACAGATGTTCCTAACGGTATGAAGATGTTCGTAAGAGCACCTATCAAAACCGCTATGGAAGGTGACTTCGATACTGGCAACGTTAGATACAAAGCTAGAGAGAGATATTCATTTGGATTCTCAGACCCTAGAGGTATCTTCGGATCACCAGGAGCGTAATCGTAACTAATTTAATGGGGCGCCCTAAAAGCGCCCCATTTTCAAGACAAAAGGTAAAATCATGAAGAATTTCAGAGTACAGATCAGAGCGTATGGCTATCATGCAGATTTTCATTTAACTTGTGAAGATGATGATAAAGCATTCGAAAACGCACTAGTTGACAAACTAGGGAAAAATGATATAGTCTGGGAAAAAGATGGATTTACTAGTAAATCCAAATTATGGTTAACCTATGAGGAGGTTATAAATGACAGTTCAAGAGCTTTACACAAAGAAGAGGGAGCTAGAACTTGACTGGTCGCAGCACTATAATCAGGAGAAAAGATACACTCTTGATATGGTGAGAATTGATGACAGAATCAAACAAGTCATCAGTAACATTAAATTGGCTGAAGCAAAAGCTGCTCACCAAGTTAATAAAATAGAGGATGCTGCACCGGACGTTTCAGTAGCTACGTAATAAAAGGCTACATTTCAGAAAGACAACTTTCATTACAGGATCTCTTGCACTCTATACAAAATAAGAGTATATTCTTGACACTGTATAATTAAAAGAACATAGACGAGTACAGTCGACGGCCTAGAGACTATGTTCGCAAAACTAGGAGGATATAAACATGGCAAATACTACATTTAAAGGACCAGTAACTTCCCTTAATGGATTTATTGGTGGACCAAATAAAAACGCAGGTGATACGCAACAAGGTGGAAAAAACACTTATTCGTTTGCGAGCACTTCAACAGTTACAGATGGAATTAACACTCTAGACGCAGCTGAAAACGAAGGCGTTTTAATTTATGTCGATAATGGAGCTGCTGGCGCTGCTATCTATGCTTTTTCAGATGGAACAAACTGGAAAAGAGTGGACACAGCTGGAAACATAGCAAGTTCATAATAATTATGTGGGTGAGAAAACTCGAGACTTTTTGATCTTGATACTCACCCGCACCACAAGGAGATAAAATATGGCAGGCGGCGGATCATTTTCAAGCGACCAAAAATTTACAACACTAACAGGCGATGGTAGTTTTAAAACAATTACTGGAGGCTCAGTTAATTTAGGTCCTTGTAGAGTTACATATATAACAGCACATGGAGTTGCAGATTCTATTGTAAATTTATATGATGGATCAGACGCTTCTGGATCTTTAGAGTTTCAATCTAAATTTGGAACAGAAGGTTTAGATGTTTTTGTACCTGGAAGTGGAATAAGATTTAAACAAGGAGTTTTTTTAGATTTAACTAATACAGACTCTGTAACTATAGGATATACGGGATAATGAAATCAGACGTAAAAGCAATTAGGAAAACGGATGCTACATCAGTCTTTGGAGGCAGAACAAGATTAAGAGGAATTATTCTTGCTTCAACTGGATCAGCAGGTTCAGTAACTTTACAAGACGGTAATTCTGTTACACAGTTTCAAGTAGACGTTCCAGCTGGCGATGTGTTTTCATATAATTTAGCAGAAGACGGTATTTTGTTTGAAGGTGGTATGACTATATCAGCAATTACAAACGCTACTGCAACGATTATATTAGATAAGTAAGGAGATAAATGGCTACATCTGGAACTACAGCGTTCGATCTTCCGATCGACGAAATTATCGAAGAAGCATTTGAAAGAACAGGAATGCGTGGTAATCGTACTGGCTATGAATTAAAAAGTGCCAGACGTTCTTTAAATATTATGTTTTCCGAATGGGGAAACAGAGGTGTACATCTTTGGAAAGTAAAACAAGCGACAGTTCCATTAGTAGAAGGTCAAGCAGAATATAATTTTGCAAATGATAATTCTAATTTTCCATCGGATATAAGTGATGTATTAGAAGCTTTTGTAAGAAATAATACTACAGCTACAGCACCAGTTGATACTACATTAAATAAAATAGATAGATCAGATTACTCTGCATTAGCAAATAAATTATCAAAAGGTACACCATCACAATACTATGTGCAAAGAACTGTAGCACCTAGTGTATTTTTATTTCAAACACCAAGCTCTTCTTTTTCAGGAGCTAACTTTCAATTAAAATTTTTCTATGTAGCTAGAATACAAGATGCTGGCGCATATACAAATGAATCAGATGTAGTATATAGATTTATACCTTGTATGACTGCAGGTTTATCATATTATTTAAGTTTAAAATATTCACCAGAAACTGTTCAAGCAAATAAATTAATTTATGAAGATGAGTTTAAAAGAGCACTTGATGAAGATGGTCAAAGAACTTCTACATTTATAACACCACAAACATTTTATGGAGACGGAGTATAATGGCATTTGCTAGAGGTAAACATTCAAAAGCAATATCAGATAGATCTGGTTTAGAATTTCCATATACAGAAATGGTAAAAGAATGGAACGGCATGTTTGTTCACACATCAGAGTATGAACCAAAACAACCACAATTAGATCCAAAACCAAAAGGATCTGATCCACAAGGTTTATTAAATGCAAGACCTGCTAGAGCAGAAACAGCTGTACCAAGATTATTACCTTTAAATCCTTTTACATTAACAAGCGGATCTCAAGTAATTAAAGTAAACGAACCAAATCACGGTAGATCTACAAGTGATAGAGTTAGATTTAGAGATGCACAAAATATTGCAAATATAACACCAGCTATTATAAATTTAGCTATTGGTTATGTAATTACAAAAACTGATGATAATAATTACACATTTGATTCAGGTAATACTGCAAGTAAAACAATTTCAGGAGGCGGTGGTTCTGCATTTGCAGGTCCAGTAACAGTAGTTAAATAATGGCATACACACTTACAAACTTACAAGACGATATTAGAAACTATACAGAGGTAGATACTTCTGTATTGTCAACTTCTGTAATAAATACAATTATTAAAAATGCAGAAAACAAAATATACAGAGCTGTAGATTCTGATGCTGATAGATTTTATGCAACATCAACTACAACAAGTGGAAACAGATTTGTGACTATACCATCAGACCTTAGAATTATAAGATATGTACAAATTAAAGACTCTACAGATGGTAATAAACAAAAGTTTTTAGATCAAAGAGATACAAGTTTTATGGCAGAATACTATAATACACCAGGCACAGCTTCAGGTGTTCCAAAGTATTATGCTAACTGGGATGCTAATTTTTGGGTAATAGCACCTACTCCAAATGCATCTTTTGAAATAACATTGGCTTATATCAAGTCACCAACTAGCCTTACAGATGCCTCTGTCAGCGGTAGTGGGACTTATTTATCAAACAAATATCAAGATTTACTTTTATACGGTTCTCTTGTAGAAGCGTATGGATACTTGAAAGGTCCTGCAGATATGATACAATATTATACGCAGGCTTATCAAAGAGCTATTGAAACGTATGCGATCGAACAACAAGGTCGTAGACGCAGAGGCGAATATGAAGATGGTGTTATTCGTACTCCACTTAAATCAGTTAACCCATCACAATAGGAGATAAAATATGGCAAATATAGTACCTGACTCGTTTAAAACTGGATTGTTCAAAGGAACGTTTAATTTCGATACCTCTGGTAATTCAGGAAACGCTTTTAAACTTGCTTTGTATACTAGTATCTCTTCATACAGTACGTCATCAACAGTTTATCTTGCTGGAACTTCTAATGGTGAAGTTAGTTCATCAGGAACAGCATACACAGCTGGTGGTAACGCTTTGACTAACAGTGGAGTGTCAGTTTCATCAAACATCGCTTTTATAGATTTTGCTGATCTTACATTTTCATCTGTTACATTGACTGCTGCTGGAGCTGCTATTTACAAAACAACTGGCGGAGGAAACGAGCTAGTAATGGTGTTAGATTTTGGAGGAAATAAAACTGCAACTAACGGAGACTTCGTTGTTCAATTCCCTACAAATGATTCATCAAACGCGATATTAAGAATCGGTAACGCGTAATAGTAAAGGATTAAAGAATGGCTTTTGTACTTAACGATAGAGTTAAACAGACTAGTACTACGACTGGTACAGGTACATTTAGTTTGACAGGAACTGAAACAGGTTTCGAAACTTTTGTAACTGGAATCGGCGATACTAATAGTACGTTCTATGCTATAGCTAACGACGGAACTTCTGAATTTGAAGTCGGTATCGGAACAGTAACTGATGCAGGTACTGATACACTTTCCAGAGATACCATTATCTCCTCTTCAAACTCAGATAACGCTGTTAACTTTTCAGCAGGAACTAAAACTGTTTTCTGTACATACCCTGCAAAAAGAGCACCATCTGCAGCGATGACAGCAACAACTTATGTAACAACACATTCAGCAACAATATCTGATACACAAACAATGGACTCTGGAGTTTTAGCAGGGCCAGTAACAGTATCAGGTAATGTTACAGTAACAGGGACGTTGGTAATTATATAATGAGTCAAATAGAAGTAGATAAAATAATACCTCAATCTGGAACAGCATTACAAGCTGGTGAGAATGGTGATACGATTACAGTACCAGCAGGTGCTACTTTAAATTTAACAAACGCTACAGTTACATATCCAGATGGTTCTGTACAAAACGTAGACCTTGCAAACTCTTCTATTACAATAAACGGATCAGCTGTATCTTTAGGTGGGTCTGTTACAGTTGGTGAAACTAAACCAACTATAGGAAGTATTAACCCAAGTGTAATTGAAAACACACAAACAGCTGTAACTATAACAGGAACAAATTTTATATCTGTTCCAACAGTCGAAGCAATAAATACATCAGGTGCAATTACAAGAGCAGACACAGTTTCTTTTACAAGTTCAACAACAATTGTTGCTAACTTTACTTTACCAGTTGATGGTACTTACTTTATCAGAGTTGAGAATAATGATGGTAATGCTGTAAGATCATCTTCTGCATTATTAACAGTTTCAGATGCTCCAGGTTGGACTACTTCTGCTGGATCACTTGGAACAAATGCTGCAGGAAGTTCAGTTTCATATACTGTAGCTGCAACTAATGCTA